CGCTGGGATTCAATATATGTTGGTTCTAACTCCATTACCTTTTCGGACACTCTAGGTGGTCCAGATCAGATATTGTCAGTTGCGAATCAGGTATTCTATATCACTCAAGGTTCAGGAACAAACACGGCATATAACGCCAATGCGGGATTCAATGCTGGTGGGATCATTTTACAAAACTATACTATTCAGTTAGCAAATACATCGGAAAATTTGATAGTCGGTTCTACTTCCGTAAACACAAGCGTTGTCTTTAACCAAGACATCAAAGCAAATACAACTATTACTTTTACTGACAATACCGTACAAAATACAGCTTACGAGGTTCCTAACGTAAGAATAGCAAACGTAATATCAAATACAGTTTTAATTGATTTTGCATCGGACAACTTTGTCCATATTCATACTAACGATGGAACAGTTACTGCTAACTTACAGAATCTTACTGCTGGTAAAGTAGTTGAGCTATTCATCTTTAACAATGTCGGTGGTACTCAGCAGTTTAACCACGGTGTTGCTTCAACACAAGCTACAGGCGGCGCATCTTTTTATCTCAGTTCTCATAATACGATGTATGTTAAGTATTTCTGTTTAGATGGAACTGCAAACAATACGTTCGTAGCTGCTATAACATAAGTTATTTTATAAATAGACCGTGAAGAAAGCTACGGCAATCCTTCAGTTGTTTGGTACACCCATGGGAATCACCAATGTCGAACAAAAGTCTCCATCCTAGTCCTCAGCTAGTTTTCGAAGAGCAACAAGGGGTTGTCGTAGCTCCTTCACACAAACAAATTCTCTCCCTCTATAAAAAATCAGAAAATAGTGGTATTCCTTTTGACACAATCCTTGAAGTGTTCAAAAGAGGTTATGCCGTATCATTAAACGAACAAGAGGCGTTTAATAGAGTCAACTCATTTATCGCAGGTGGAAAGGCGATGTATATGGATAACGATTTAGTAGAAAAACGTGGTCTTTGGGATAATATTCATGCCAAGCGTGAACGCATTAAACACGGTTCTGGTGAGCATATGCGTAAGCCTGGAGAAAAAGGCGCACCAACACCAAAAGCATTAAAAGCATCTCAAACAGAAGCTGCAAATCCAGCACAACAAGCTGCAATTGCAATTGCTATGAAAAAAGCTGGTAAAACACCAAAAAATGAAGCATATACTGGCGCTGAAAAAGTGTCACATGATTTTAGAAAACCATCATCTAGATTCGAATCTACTGATGAATTAGTAAAAGTATATAAAGAATTTACTCCAGGACAAACAATTAAAACAATTAAAAAAGTTGTAAAAGAAGCAGCTGAATTGTATGAATGTAATGGCAATTGCACTTGTGGTAAACATGTTGATGAAGATGCAAAAGGATATAAAAATCCTACTGGTGGATTGACGCAAAAAGGTCGTGATCATTACAATAGAGAAAGTGGCGGTCATCTTAAAGCACCAGTTACTACTCCTCCTTCTAAATTAAAAAAAGGCAGTAAGGCTGCTAACCGTCGTAAATCTTTCTGCGCTCGTATGGGTGGCGTAGAAGGACCAATGAGAGATGAACATGGCAGACCAACTCGTAAGGCATTAGCTTTAAGAAAGTGGAACTGCTGATGAAAAGATTTAAAGATTTTATCAAAGAATTAAACGTCCGTGATGCTGCTGGTAAAATTCATCATATCGGCAAAGTTGCTATTCGTATGGCAAATGGCAAAATAGAAATGAAAGATCCAGGTAAAAGCGGAAGTTCTGGTGGCGGTGGTAAATGAAAAGTTTTAAGCAGTATTTAGAAGAACAGCAGTCACAAGGCACACTTCATGTTGCTGATATTGATGACACGCTTTTCCACACTACTGCTAAAGTTGGTGTTAGAGATCCTGCAGGTAAAGTAATTCAACGTCTTTCTAACTCTGAATTTAACGATCATAAATTACCTCCTAACCATAGTTATGATTTTGGTGAGTTTCGTGATGCTCAAAAATTCCGTGATGAATCAAAACCGATTCCATCGATGATCAGTAAAATTAATAGAATACAAGCTAACATCAAGAAACATCCTAATAGTCGAGTAATTATTAATACAGCTCGTGATAATTTTGATAACAAAGATACATTTCTAGATACATTTAGAAATCAAGGTATGGATATTGATAAGATCCACGTTCATCGTGCTGGCAGTATTCCAGGAGATGAATTACCCGCTGATAAGAAAGTTAAGATTATTAAGAACTATCTAGACAAATACAATCACAAGAAAGTTGTGATGTATGATGATAGCAAAACTAATTTACGTGCTCTACTAAATATGAAAAGAGAATACCCGAACGTGCAATTTACTGCATTTCATGTTAAACCTAATGGTTCTATGTCTAAATTTACTGATGAGGAGAAATGATTATGGATATTATTATTGGAGTTATTTGCCTTTCAATTATTGGCGGCGCAATTTGGTTGATGGTTAATAAGAAAGAAACACCAGCTGAACTTATTAAAGAAGTTGAGAAGGCAGTTGAAGCGAAAGAAGAAACTGAAGTGAAACCTAAAAAGCCAAGAAAACCAAGAGCACCAAAGAAGGCAGCTACTGTTACTAAACCTTCTGCTCCTACGAAACCAAAAGCACCAAAGAAAGCTAAGTGATGGACGAATTAATTGAAAAAATGAAAGTGTGTTTGGCGAGCGTATTTGCTCTCTATCTAAAAACACATTATTTTCACTGGAACGTTGAAGGGCCAAATTTCTATAGCCATCACAAATTTCTTCAGAAGATGTATGAAGATCTTCACGAATCTGTCGATAGACATGCTGAAGAAATTAGAACATCTGACGGTTATGCTCCTGGATCTTTCATTCGTTTTAGTGAACTTTCTATTGTCAAGGACGAGACTAATATTCCTCCTGCTATGTCTATGATGGTTAAACTTATGGATGATAATCTAAAAGTTATTGTTCTTTTAAAAGAAACACAAAAACTAGCTGAAAAAAATAATTCTGTTGGTTATCAAAATTTCCTTCAGGATAGAATCGATACTCACTACAAACATCACTGGATGTTAAGATCCATAACGAAGGCTGTCTAAAATGAACAAGTTTACATCACTCGAACATATGATCCGTAACGTAATGGCTGAGGCTATTTCGAAGGGAACTGAAAAACGCCGTACAGTGAAAAATGTTGGACGTCCAGATGATGGCGAACCAATGAGTGATAAGTCAAAGATTTCAAAGCAGGGTGAAATAATTACTAAAATTATTGATGAAGTAATTGGTGATATTGGTCCAAATGCTCCTATTGATAATGAAAATTTTAAAATTGGCGATATGGTACACGCAGGTTTTGGTGTAAAAGGTGGTGCTGGTTATAAAGGAAAGGTTCATCATGTTGACGGAACTCATGTATATTTGCATACAGGAAATGGTAAATTCGGTCCACGTATTGTAAAGGCTCCAAAACATCTTGTAACTAAAGAAGAAGATTTATCACAATTTAATAACCCAACTGATAATATTCCTTCACCAGCAAATCAAAATTCAACTACTCCACCAGCCGCTCCTTCTATGCCTAATGTTTGGTCGAATACACCACAAATGTTTCAGCCAAAAATGCCAAAAATTTCCGAATCTGCAATACCTATGGGTGATGTTGAAACTACTGGTAAAGATGACAGTGGTAAGGGTACTGACGAAAAGAAAAATAAGAAAAAAACTGGCGCTGAGTCTGACCATGATGATCCTAAAATGATCAAAGGCGGTAAGACAGAAGTAATTCTTAAGCCACACACTGATGACAGCAGCCGTGATGAATCTCAAGAAAAAATGGATAGCGATAAAGCTCGCAGAAAAGCCAACAAAGAAATTGGACAGAAAGGCGCACCAGTGAAAGAAGAAACTATTTTCGAATCAACTTCTGATGCTCATTCTCATATGAAAAAAGCAATGAAATGTTATGAAGCAGGTGATATCGGTGGTCATCATGCTCACATGGCTAATTACCATCATATTATGAGCGGTCATCATGCAAGAGCAGGTCGTCACCATGTAGCTGATGCTCATGTTAAAAGAGCTGAATATCATATGGATGAAGCTGCTAAGTTTGGGCCACTAGATACTGCAGGTCCAGATGCTAAGGCAGGAAGACATTCGGAAGTTACTAATGATGCAATTAAAGCATCTTCTCGTTCTTCGCATGCTGATGCACCATTTGAACCAGATGATGCAAGTACAATGACTGGTAAAACAAAAAACATTGCTAAAAACCTTGCCAGAAAATCAATGAAGGCTATGGTTAAAAAAGTAAGTGGCAAAACTGTATCTGAAGGAACAGTACCTGAACCAAAAGCTAGAGTTCTTAATCATGGCTTAACTAATTCTGATGCTGCTAAATTAGCAAAAGTACATGCAATGTTAAGTAAAGAGAAAAAGCCTGTTAAAAAAGAAACTCTTGATGAGAAAAATTGGATTGCTGGAGCAATTAAACATCCTGGATCATTACACAGAGCATTACATGTTCCAGCTGATGAAAAAATTCCAGCAGGTAAATTAGAAAAGGCTTCTCACAGCGAAAATCCTAAACTTCGCAGAAAAGCTATTCTTGCTAAAACATTAAAGAAATTAAAAGAACAAATGTACGGTGGCGAATTAAATGCTATTCAAGGTGCAGGAAATGAACCTGCTGCAAGAGTAACAGAAAGCGAAGGCTGGCATGTAAAGCATCATCCAGTATTCGGTAAAGTGCTTGCTCATAATGGCGACACTAGAACATTTGATTATGACACAGCCGAAAAACATGCAACAAGACATGGCGGCATGATGTTCAAATCACCATACGACTCTAAGAAATATATTGTAAAAATGCCTGAAACATTGCCACATGGCCAAAAAGTAGAAGTAGAAGGATACTAAGAAATGTCAAACATGTTTAAATCAGATAATAAATTTGGCATTTCAGATGCCATGCTTGAAGCAGTTAAAAACATCATCAATCCAAAATCAAACAAGTCGATTGATGGCGAAGAGTCTGGTTCTAAAGAAGAAAAAGACGAAAAGCCAAAAATCAATAGAATGAAAAAAGCAGAACACATGAAGGAAGCAATGAAATGCCCTAAATGTGGTAAGGCTTCATGTATGTGTGAATCTGTTGATAAGAACGTTCCTTTTGATGGCGTTAAAGCAGGTAAAGAAAAAAAAGATGAAAAGGCTTTCGTTGCTGGCGTTGAAAAAATGAAGAAAAAAGAAGGCATGAAAGAAGAGCTTGTTGGCAAGCAAAAGAAACTTGATAAGAACCATAACGGTAAACTAGATAAGCAAGATTTCGAAATGCTTCGTGGCAAAAAGAAAATGGAAGAAGAAGTTGAATTTTCAGAAGCTGAACTTGCTCGTATCGAAGCAATTGCTAAGAGTATCTAATGATAAAATTGTATGATCTGATCGAGAAGAAATCACAAGCTGAACCAAAATATCAAACTACTGTGGTTTCTTCTCCACTTAGAGGCCAAAACCAAGATCAAACAGGTTATGGCGTGAAGAATGATGTTGCCGATTATACTATTAGTGATAGCGTTGGTACTACTGACTACGCAAAAGGTAGTAAGAACAGACCTGTAAATCCTGATATTAGCATTGGTGCACCTCAAACTAATCGTACAAAAAATGCTCCTAGTAGTTCATCAGCATCTCAAAGTTCTGCTACTGCAAGAGCTGCCAAAGAGATGAAAATGCAAATTAACAGAGATAAATCACAGGTCGATATTGCAAGAAAAGAAATTTCTCTTAGAAAACATAGTGAAAAAATGCGTGATCAAGAAGCAGAAAAAATTAAAAACAAACCGATTGGTGCACAAACTGAAGCCTACGTTCGTAGTGATGTAAATACAACAAATACACACGGTCATGACGATCCTTCAGATTCAGCAGCTGCTCGTATAACTGGTGTAGCAGCAAAACAACCAGCACCAAAAAAACCAATTAAAACACCATTACCTCCAAAAGACCCTAAAGCAAAACAAAAGGCGAATCCAGCAATGACAAAATCAACTATTCCCGAATCGAAAATATATATGACATTTGCTGATTTTATTAAGGTCAGTGAAGGTAATATCGCTGAGGCAACAAGAGCATCTATCGCGAAAGCGGCTGCTGTAAAATCTGCACGCGAAGCTGGTGTTAAAATTAATGAACCTAAAAAACCAGCAAAAGAAAATCCTATTAAGTTAAGAGCTGAATCATATGAATCAGAAGCATATCTTGGAAATCATGAAGGACTAAGAAAATATGCCCATGCTCATGGTGGTATCGATGCGGATGATATGTTAAAAGCAGCACATCATATGGAACATGGTAATGTTGAAGGTTTAAAACATCACCTTCATGGCATGGATACAGATCCTCGTGATTTTGTTCTTCAACACATTCATAAAGGTCATTGGAATAAACTTGGTTTTGGTTCAATGAAAGAAGAAAATGTTAACGAAGCTAAAAAACATGATGATGATGAAACAGACGTAAAGGCAGGTAGCGGTAAATTTGCTGTTGATCTTAGAAAACGTCCAGTTGGTGATTACCATACATTAACATTTGCTGATGGCAAAACGCATAAAGTTCACACTAGACATGTTGCAAAAGCAAATAAAATGATGGCAAATGCTCCAAGACCTTCTGATAAAGAAGATATCCAAAATAGCTTACATCATTCACATGATAGATTTATGCAAACTGTAAATACTGGAAAAGCTATAAAAGACCCTAAACGTAGCATTAGCCTTGGTGGTTCATCAAAAATTGGTGGGTCTAAAGAATAATGTCAACTGCTAATAATCACCATTATATCAATGTGGATAAGTTTATAGCAGCAAATTCTTCCTATAAGAATTTTGTTGGTGATGTGCCGAAAAGAAGACTTAGTAACACACATCATCATTACTCTTATACTTCCGATATGATCACGGTTCAAAAATTATAAATAATAGAAAACAATTCCTTAAGGAGGACTTAAAATGGCACAATGGGGTCGTAACGATCAATCTGTAACAGCCAATTCATCTACTACTAAAGAGTCATCAAACGGCGCACCGATTGGTACTTACGCTCTTGCTAAAGGTAGTGGTGGATCTAACTCTAATCCAGTAAGCATGGATGCAAACGCACACTTTGGTAACACATCACCTGGATCACGTGCTAACGTCGACGTATCCATGTATGGCAATACTACAGCTGGTGCATTTATTCCAGGCATGGCGATTGGTGTTTTTGCTGTTAATACTACACAAATGGCTATCACTGGTGGTGGCAACCTTGCTATCGGTGTTGTATCATTCGGTGGTTCAGGCTATCAAGCTAATGCTGCTGTTACTCTTACTGTAACAAACGGTGGTACTGGTGGTGTTGTTAATGCTCATGCTAATACAACAACTAACGCTGGTAAAATCGATGCACTTAATATTTCAACTGTAGGTTCTGGTTACGTAACTGCTCCAACTGTTGCAATCGCTGCTCCTGCTGCAATTAATATCACAGCAAACTCAACTGGTTTCGCTAACGGTACTGTTGCTGGCGCTGCGAATAGCTCATTTATCATCACTACTGCTAATTCATTCTGGCAGGTTGGTGATCGTCTATTCTACGGCGTTCCTACTGCAAATACTCCAATTGCTCCACTTATGGGTAACACATACTATTATGTTTCGTTTGCCAATACAACAGTTATTAAATTAGCTGCAACTGCAACTGGTGCAAATATCACAATTACCGATACTCGCGTATTGGGCGCTGCTGAAACTCATACATTCAAGGGTGATACTGCTACTGGTTATCTTGATGTTAATACAACTTACCCACAAGTATCTCACGCTGGTTGGGTTGTTCGTCGTGAAGGTACTGGCGGTCGTGCTGGTCGTGTTCACTTTGAGACTCTTGTAGCAATGAGTTCAATTGGTGTCAGCGGTACATCTTCTACTGGTGTTACTGGTGCTGCTAACCCAACTTCGAATGCTACTAACGCAGCCGTAGTCTAATAGTCAGGATATATTATGGCAAATGACGCCAAAAGATCGTCACAATTAAATGTAACCAACAGCGTATCTGCAAACGATAGGCTGTTGGTCCTCAGCAATCCTGCTACAGCAGCTAATTTACAAACAATTACAGTTAATAATTTTGTTAATTCAATTAGTTTTTCTAAATTAGTAAATGGGAATAGTACATTAAGTTTTTCTAATACTGGATTGTTAACATTCCCTAATGGCGGTCAATTAGGTGCAAATGTTGAAGGCGATGTTAATGGGTATGATTTTTATGCACCTGCCTCATTAGATTATATTGGAATAACTTATGGACCATTTCCTGCCACAGGCCAATCAAGTTATTTAAATTTCTACAAAGAAAATAATTCTGGTGCTAACATTTCTTCTCATGGAATGGTTTTACAACTTTGGAAAGGCAGTGCAAATAATACTTTAATTCCATGGGTTTTTGGCTCTAATGGAAGTTTGACATTTCCAGATACTACTTTACAGTATACTGCATTTAATACAAATACATCATATACATTCAGCAATGTAATTTCTCATACTGCTAATGTAAGCATTAATGCTACTCTTTCTGTTAATAATGAAATTGCAGCTGGTAATGGTTTCTATACCAATTCTACATTCGCTAATTCACCATCATATGGTGATGGTGTTGTTATTGATTACGTAACAGGCAATGGCCGTATTTCTGTTGGTACCAATGATGGTGTAACAATATATACTGGCGGTGTTGCAAATACAGCAATGGCAGTTGTTAACACTACTGGCTTATCAATTACAGGTAATAATTTAACACTTGGCTCATCATTAATTGCAGCTAATGGCTTTTCATATCTTCCAAATGGATTGAAAATGAATTTCGGTCATTTCATTTGTAATACAACAAGCCAAGTTACATTCTCAAATGCATTTTCTACAGCTGTAATTTCTATTACAGTAACACCAGCTAATAATGTTTATGTTGGCGCTAATACTCCTTATGTATTTGCTTCTAATACAACTACAGCAAATATATATTCTGCATCAACTACAACAGCGTCAAATGTATATTATATGGCGATTGGATTTTAATGAGTGAAAAATTAAATGATGAGAACTTTTTGATTTATGCCGCCAAATATTATGATAATCCTCAGTGTCAAACAACTGAGGAATTTCTTGAAGATTTGAAACGTATTAAATACATTAAGAAATTACTGACTCGATATGTTGAAAGTGGTGAATTGAAAGATAGGTTGATACTCAATCATCTTATCATATTAAGTAACATATTTGATTCTTACCACCTTTGTCGTATTCTCTACCTTAAAATGAAAAACCAATTTAATTATGTTAAGCCTTTTTTGGTCATGTTAAATGTTTTGCCTGAGAAATTATATAATATCAAAAATGAAACTACAATTGATACATCATTGATTCCGATGGATGAACGAATAATCGAAGCACTAAGGAAACTATAAATTGAATAAGTCTGATGCGGTTCTTATCAAACATTTTATTTCTTTTGCACAAAAAGAATTAAAATTAAAAGTATGTCCGCCAATACAATTTGTTAGTAATGATATAGATTCTAAGAAAACTTTTGGAATGTTTAATCCTTCTAATTCTAGCATTAAAGTTAGAACTAAAGATAGACATCCGATTGATATTATGAGAACATTAGCTCATGAGCTAACACATTTTAAACAAAAGCAAAATCATGCAAGTGGCAAGCAAGCCATGGAAGATAATGCTAATGCAATAGCTGGACGGATAATGAGAAAATACGATCAGAAATACGGTAATGTTTTCAAAACCAAACCTTTAAAAGAAGATGGAGCAATTGCTGGAGCAGCAGAACCAGCAGCCGCCAACCACACTGGTGTTGGAGTTCCAGGAACTGGTGATGATCCAGTAACTTGGAAAAAGAAAAAGCCTCTTAATGCCATTCTAAAAAGAAAGGCAGTCTGATGTCTGAAGAAAGCTGGACAAGTAATCGATTCGATAAAATAGAAACTTGGATGCAAAAGTTAACAGAAATATCTGTCGATTTGAAAAGTATGCTGGCCGTACATGAACAGCGTCTTGGACAACACGATAAACAACACGATTACATAGAAGCTATGGTAGAACAACGTAGAATACAAACGGATAAACAAATTGATGATGTGTATAACACTATGAGAGAACAAGATAACAGTATCCTTAAACAATTAAACAAAATGCGCGAAGAGTCAAGCGCACAGCATGCAACTCTTGGTGAAAAAATTAGTAAAATGGAAAAGATGACTTGGATGTACGTCGGTGCATTTTCGGTTATTTCCTTTCTAATTGCATACGGCGACCATATAATTAAATTGCTTGTGACAAAATAGTTCTTGCCTTATTTCTAAAAACACAGTATAATCATATATGTGATGATGATATTGGAGATGTTTGATGAATTGGTTAGAACAAAAATATGTTGGAATGCTATCCACTCGTTTAAGAAACTATAAACGAAAATCAGCAAGTCTTTATAACTTCTCTTGTCCCATTTGTGGAGACTCAGAATCAGTTCGCTCGAAAGCCAGAGCGTATATCTATGAACGTAAAGGTAAATCATCTTTCCATTGCCATAACTGTAATGCTTCAATGGCGGTTCCAAACTTTCTTAAAATGGTAGATCAAACCATTTATAACGAATTTGTATTAGAAAAACTAAAAGATCAAAAATCCCCACAACAAATTGATTTAGAATCATTCGTCGATAAGATGAAGAAGCCTTCTTTTATCAAAGGTAGCCCTCTAAAAAATCTTAAGAAAATTAGTCAGCTATCTCCAGATAGTAGAATGAAACAGTATGTTGTAGATCGTAAAATACCTACAACGTATCATGCTAAGTTATTCGCTTGTCCTAACTTTTATGCTTTTACTAATGAATGCATTCCAAATAAGTTTTCACAGGAATCACTAGATAAAGACGAAAGCAGATTGCTTATTCCTTTTATCGATAAGAATAATAATTTACATGCGTTTCAAGGTAGATCTTTAAATCCTAAAAATCCATTGAAATATATTACTATTGTTATTGATGAAAGTATACCAAAAGTTTATGGCTTAGACACAGTAGATTTTAACAAAACAACTTATGTAATGGAGGGTCCAATTGATTCTATGTTTATCCCTAATAGTATTGCTACTGCTGGTGGCGATCTTGTTTCTGCTCTCAGTAATATTCAGTCCTCCAAATTTTCGATGGTAGTAGTATATGATAATGAACCAAGATCAAAAGAAACAATAAAAAAGATTGACAAAGCAATCATTCAGGGGTATAATGTAGTAATATGGCCTGATAACTTTGAACATAAAGATGTTAATGATATGGTCAAAGCTGGATTAAGTTCTGATTTTATCAAGTATATTATGGATCAAAACACATATAAAGATTTAGCAGCGATGTTAGCATTGAAGAAATGGAGCAAGGCGTGAGTTATATAGCAACAGTTGAGATGGATGAGAATGGTGAGTTCGTTCTTACTATTCCTGATGAATTGATAGTAGAATTAGGATGGGCTCCAGGAGATGAAATTGAATGGAATTATGATGCCCAAAAATGTGTTACTTTAGTGAAAAGGATTAATGATGAAAAACACAGCTAAAATTATTGGTGTAACAAGACCATTAAATGGGTTAGGAGTAGATGAATTTATTGCATATACTGCCAGAGTTTCTAACCCAAGCAATCAAATGAATAATGAATCGGCAACAAAACTTTTAAAATACTGCATAAAAAATAAACATTGGAGTATTTTTGAAATGGTGCACATTGTTATGGAGATTAATACAACCCGTGATATCGCTCGACAAATTTTACGCCACCGTAGCTTCTCTTTCCAAGAATTTAGCCAGAGATATGCGGATCCGACCAAAGACCTCGGATTCACACCTCGTGAAGCTCGTCTCCAAGATACAAAAAACAGACAAAACTCCATTGAAGTAGATGATCATCAATTACAGGAAGTTTGGCTTGATAAGCAAGTTGAGATGATAGCTAAGGCGACTGAAACTTATATTTGGGCTACTCAAAATGGAATTGCAAAAGAACAGGCTCGTGCAGTACTGCCAGAAGGTCTTACTATCTCTCGTCTTTATATGTCTGGTTCTCTTCGAAGCTGGATTCACTATTGTCAGCTACGTATGTCTATTGGTACTCAAAAAGAGCACAGGGAAGTCGCCACCGACGCATGGTATCAAATAACTGAGGAATTTCAATCACTTAAAGATATGCTTTTTGTTGATTAATTCGCTTTACTTTTTACCTATTGTGGGCTATTATAATAAGACAGGAGATAAAAATGACCAAAGAAATGATTTTCAGCGACTTTAAAAAACTTGAAACCAATTCAGAAAAAATTCAGTATATCGAATTTTTGATGGGACTTAAACTTCACCACTTGGATATTAATTACGAGAACCTTCTTAAATATTACCGTACACAAGGTTAATATATAATGTTCACAATCACAGGCACTAGTCATTTTTCGAAAAAACAAAAACTTCAAATCGAGGATCTAGTTGAATTTGTTAATGATAAGTTTTTTACCAAACGTCTTCAAGAAAAACTGGATATCACAATTCAGTTCAAGAAAAAATTGTTAGAGAAACAAGGTGTTTGTGGTGATTGTTTAGGCATCGATGATCATATTCGACCAAAAGAATTTATAATTCGAATTGACTCGAGTATGAAATATAGCCGTATTTTAAATACCTTGGCCCATGAGCTAGTTCATGTCAAGCAATGGGCCAAGGGTGAAATGTATGAATTGTTGCGTAAGAAAAACATAGTTAAATTTAACAAAAAAGAATATAATTCAGAAAAAATAGATTACTGGGAGCTACCATGGGAAATTGAAGCTCATGGTCGTGCTCCTGGATTAGTTTATCAATGGGCTCACGCTAGGAAGTTCAGCGGTAAAGAGTGTGATAAGGTTATCTACGAGGGATAATTATTTCCCTGTAAATTGTTTAACAATTCCACCTATTTGACTTATTTGTGACATTGATATACTACTTCCGCTGCCTAATAATGATATAACTAATACCAATAATAAAATAGCTATTAAAGTTATGATTATTACAGAAGCAGTACCTAAATTATCTTCTAACTCAGATACTTTTGCTCTTAACACATCAATCCTAGCATCATTGTCTATTTTATTCCATGATGCTAACCATGGATGATTATCTATATCTTCTTTGGATACTGGCTCTACCATCATTTAGCCAATAGATATAATACGTAAGCCATTCCACCTAATAATGGAATACTAATAATTAATATAACAATGGTCCAAACTATTTGCCAAAACTCTTCTTTTTTTCTTTGAGCTTCTCTTTCTAATCTTTGTGCTTCTTTGGCGGCTTCAACTTTTGCTTTGTAATATGCATCACGTTGAGCAGGTGTCATTTTAGCAATCATAGTTGCTTCTTGTTCGGCTGCTATTTCACGCATAGCTTGTTCGCGCAATCTGTTATTATTGCGAATGGTTTGATTGTTTATATTTGTAATTTTGTTTTGGTTTATTACTCGTTGAGTGTTTGCAGCCTTTTGTGCTGGCGCATTTTTAACAACATCTACAATTCCAAATACGGCATTTGTTAGATTTTTGCCATATGATTCACCTAGCTTTGCAGCTGATTCTGGATCTATCATAATTAACTCCTAAAATATTTAAAAAATAAATTCAAATTTTAAAAATAATATAAGAATCAGTCGTTGATATTTATCTTGTAAAAAGTTTATAAGTAATACACTTACTGAATAATTAATGAATAAAGAGGTTAACAATGATCGCAACTCCAATTAGTGTAATTAAAAGAGACGGAACTAAAGAACCATTAGATCTAAACAAATTTCATAAAGTGGTTCAATGGGCATGTGAAGGAATTACAGGAGTTTCAGAAAGCGCAATCGAGATTAGATCTCAAATTCAGTTTTATAATAATATCAAATCAACTGAAATTCAAGAAACATTAATCAAGGCTACGGCTGATTTGATTGATGAGGAAACGCCGAACTATCAATATGTTGCGGGTAATTTAATTAATTACAATTTGAGAAAGGAAGTATATGGCGACTTTAATCCAATTGATCTTGCTACTCACATTAAACAAGTTACTGATGCAGGATATTATGACTCTGAGATCCTATCATGGTACGGACCAGACGATTTGCGACTACTTGACAGCTATATTGATCATAAGCGCGATTTCAATCTCACGTATGCTGGTATGGAACAGTTTCGGGGTAAGTATCTAGTAAAGAACCGTGTTACTAAGAAATATTATGAAACACCACAGATGGCATATATGCTTATCGCGATGGTATTATTCAGAGAGTATAAAGTAGATCGTCTAAAATGGGTTAAGGATTTATATGATGCAGTATCTAATTTCGAAATATCGCTCCCTACGCCTATCATGGCAGGTCTTCGTACTCCTCAAAAGCAGTTCAGTTCGTGTGTTCTTATTGAAACAGACGACTCACTCGATTCCATTAACGCAACGTCTTCTTCAATTGTTAAATACGTTTCTCAAAAAGCTGGCATTGGCATTGGTGGTGGTAGGATTAGGGCTATTGGTAGCGCCATTCGTAATGGCGATGCTTCTCATACTGGTGTTATCCCCTTCTACAAGCACTTCCAGTCAGCGGTTAAAAGCTGCAGCCAAGGTGGCGTTAGAGGAGGTGCAGCAACTCTTTATTATCCTTTATGGCATCTTGAAGTAGAAGATATTCTCGTATTAAAAAACAACAAAGGAACGGAAGATAATCGTGTCAGACATCTCGACTACGGAGTCCAATTCAACAAGGTTATGTATGAAAGACTGCTTACTGGCGGAAACATCACACTATTCTCGCCGCACGATGTTCCTGACATGTACGAAACGTTTTTCACAGATAACGACAAATTCAGAACACTCTATGAAAAATATGAAAAGTCAACCAAGATCCGCAAAAAGACGCTATCCGCAATTGATCTATTCTCGGCTTTCATGCAAGAGCGAAAAGACACTGGTCGCATCTATTTACAAAATGTGGACCATGCTAATGACCATGGCTCGTTCATTAAAGAAGTAGCACCTATTCGCATGAGCAATCTTTGCTGTGTATCTGGCGAAACTTATGTAACAGTCGAATTGCTAGATGGTTCCATCCAAGATATTATGATTAAAGATGTTACGACTGAAATGAAAGTTTTGAGTAGAAATAATAAAACTGGTAAAGACGAATTTAAACATATCAAAGCTGCTGCTATGACTAGAAAAAATGCATCATTAATGAAAATTACTGACGAAAGCGGTAATTCTATTGTATGCACCCCAGATCATCGTATCTATACAAAAAATAGAGGGTATGTTGAAGCGCAAAATCTTTTAAATACCGATGAATTATTGGTAAGTTAATTTCTAAAATAATAACAGTACGGGATATACAAACGAAGAATTGGTTGAAATTGGTAAAAAAATATGCATTGGTCTTGGTAGAATTGTTGGTCAACTGACGATGGTTAAAGAGTGTGAAAAACTTGGTATAAGATTTCCTAAATCATTTAGACCCGTAAGATTTGGAGGCAATTATAAAAATTATGTTGCTATCCTTGAAAAGGAATTAGGAATGACATTTAATCCATATTTTCGATCCGAAGAACAAAGACAATTATATAGAGAAAAATATACTGGCACTGTTGGTCCAAATAAAGGAACTAAAGTTGTCAAAGATTCAAAAGGAAAAAGAAAACATGTTAAAAATTGAATACCTCAATTACACAGAAGATGTATATGATATTACAGTAGAAAAAAATGAAAACTTTTATGCCAATGGAATTTTAGTTCATAACTGCGAGATCAATCTACCAACCAAACCATTGAAGGATTTTAAAGATGGGGCTCCAGTGAAGAAAAATATTAAAATGACCAAAGAAAATTACCAAAAATATCTAATTTGGCGTAAAAATAATCCAAATACCCTTCTCCCCAATTCATAGCAGATATAAATAGTTGTGAAGAAGGAGGCACAACTATGATTACACTTTACGTTAAAACTCATAAAGTTACAGGATTAAAATATCTCGGTAAAACAGAAAAAGATCCATATGTTTATAAAGGTTCTGGTATTAGATGGAAACGAGAATTAAAAAAATATGGCAATGATGTTGATACCGAGATATTATTTGAATCTGAAAACATTGAAGAAATTAAAGAAAAAGGTCTTTATTATTCTGAACTGTGGGATATAGTTCATTCAGATGAATGGGCTAACTTTATTGAAGAAAATGGTTCAGGTGGTGATACTTCTGCATATAGAGATTATGAAGCAATGAGCGAAAAAACAAAAGGTATACCTAAAGGACCACAATCAGAAACACATAGGTTAAATAATTCTTTAGGGCATATTGGACAAACACCTTGGAATAAAGGTAAAAAAACTGGCCCTGTTAGTGAAGAGACTAAAAAGAAACATACATTATCTAGAACAGGTAAAAAACGTGGAAAATACACTTTGAAAAAACCGCCTAATGGGTTTGGACATCTTCAAGGTAAAAAAGCTTGTTGTTTATGTTGCCAAAGAGAATTTGATCTTGGTAATCTAGCTAAACATTTAAGGAAAAAAGAAAATGAATCTACCATTTAATTTTGAAGTTGTGAAAGAGATAGGAGATGACGATGATGAATATGTTTATGTTCTTGGGGAAGAGTTTGATTCTGAAGATGATGCAGAGATTAGCCTGTGTACTTTAAGTGCCATTAATTGGGGAAAGATAAAGGATCCAAATGATTTTGAACGTCCTTGTACTCTCGTGGTGCGGGCTTTGGATGAGTTGCTTAGCTATCAGCACTATCCCGTCCTTGCAGCAAAAAACTCCACTATGGCTCGTCGTCCTCTTGGCGTTGGCATTGTCAATCTCGCATATTGGCTTGCTCGTAATGACCTAACATACCAAGGCATTGATACTGAAGGATTAAACCTTATCCATAAGTATGCAGAATCATGGTCTTATTATCTCATTAAGGCTTCTATCGATCTTGCAAAAGAAAAGGGCGCACCAAGCAAATCTAACGAAACCAAGTACTCTCTTGGTATTATGCCCATTGACACCTATAAAAAAGAAGTTGACACATTAGCCGATCCGATGTATTATAAGGACTGGAATAAATTAAGAGAGGATGCAAAGAAATATGGCATACGTAATTCCACGCTCATGGCTCTCATGCCAGCGGAAACCAGTGCTCAGATTTCAAACTCAACCAACGGAATTGAGCCTGTCAGATCTTTGGTATCAGTTAAACAGAGTAAAGATGGCGTTCTTAAACAGGTTGTCCCCGAAGTCAGAAAACTTAAGAGAAAGTACGATCTACTTTGGGACCAAGTTTCCCCAGAAGGATATATTAAGATCGCTAGCGTGTTGCAAAAATTTATCGATCAAGGAATTTCAGTCAATACCTCATACAACCCCAAGTACTACGATGACGAACAAATTCCAATGAGCGTTATGATTCAGCATCTATTGATGTTTTACAAGTATGGTGGTAAGCAGTTGTATTATTTCAATACAAATGATGGTGCTGGTGAAATTGATGTTGGAACACCATTAGCTCTTGGTGAACTTGACGATGAATCCTGTGAATCATGCAAAATTTAATTAACTATATTAAAAATTCAAATTTTACTATTGAATTACATTTTAACCCATTAAAATGGGGGATTTATCATTATATTGAGACTAAATCAGATATGGATCCAGGTCTAATAATTGTTTTTAGATTAGTAGTTGGTCCTATTTGTATTCACTTTTACATAGACGACGGGAGATGGTAAATGAATAAACTCAATCTAACACACGAAAAAATTTTCTACAAGATCGAAAAATCTTTAGAACTAGCTGTTGTTCATGTGAAAACTGAAGATAATCTTGTACCATGTTTGTTTGAGTTTGAGACTAAAAAGCTATATGAGATGCCTGAGGGCTATATGGATTATGATGCTAAGAAGTACTGGAGAAAAGCAGCGTGAGTGTATTTGATTCAACTAACCGTAAAGATCCAACAAAAGTCAAGGCGTTTTTCGACGATCCTGTGACGATTGCTCGTTATGATAAGCAGAAGTATCCATTCCTTGAAAAGCTAACTGAAAAACAGTTGGGCTTCTTTTGGCGTCCAGAAGAAATTGACGTTACACGTGATTCGAAAGATTTTAGAGGACTGACGGTTCATGAGCAGCACATCTTTACCTCCAATCTCAAACGACAAATCCTTCTTGACTCAGTACAGGGGAGGGCTCCAACAGCTGCCTTTGGCCCTATCTGCTCACTTCCTGAACTCGAGAACTGGATCCTTACATGGGCATTCAGCGAATCTATTCACTCACGCAGTTACACTCACATCATTCGGAACGTATACGCTGATCCTTCGATCATCTTTGACGGTATGATGGATATGAAAGAAATTGTAGACTGCGCTGGTGATATCAGCAAGTACTACGATAATCTGATTGATATGAATAATTTTCATGGCTTGAATGGATATAATACAAACGCCAGTTACGAACATAAGAAAGCACTTTGGCTTACTCTTATGTCAGTCAACATTCTTGAGGGCGTTCGTTTCTATGTCAGCTTCGCATGCTCTTGGGCATTTGCTGAATTGAAAAAAATGGAAGGCAATGCTAAGATCATCAAGTTGATTGCTCGTGATGAGAACCTTCATCTTGCTGGCACTCAACAGCTACTAAAGGTATTGCCAACTGACGATCCTGATTTCGCTCGTATCCGTGATGAAACACGTGATGAATGTATCAAGATGTTTAAAGCTGCAGCTGAGCAAGAAAAAGCATGGGCCAAGTATCTATTCCAAGATGGTTCTATGATTGGGCTTAATGAACATCTATTGAATGAATACGTTGAATGGATCTGCAATAAGCGTATGACAGCTGTTGGTCTTTCGCCTATATATAAAAGTAATTCTAATCCATTGCCATGGTCTCAGAAATGGATCAGCGGTTCTGAAGTTCAAGTTGCGCCACAAGAAACGGAAATATCTTCCTACATTGTTGGCGGTGTTAAAAAGGATGTGACAAATGAAAGTTTTAAGAATTTTTCTCTCTAGTTTATTTTTAGTAGCTGCTTCTTATGCTGTTGCAGCTGACCAAGTTCCTCCTCATCCTGTTGCGTCATGCGCCAATCAGATTCCTTATGGTCAGCCAAGTGTAAAGGCTGGTGATACTGTAGTTTGTCGTGCAGCTTATGAACTTGCTTTTAATCCAAACACACATACTCCAGATTGGGTTGCTTGGACTTTAACGCCTGATCATGCTATTGGTTGTGTTGCACGTACTAATGCATTTGCTGCTGACCAGTCGCTACCTGCTTCGGCCAAGCCATCTGACTATGCAGCTTCTGGCTATGACCAAGGCCACCTAGCTAATGACGCTGACATGTCTTGGGATCCACAGGTTGAACATGAGTCATTCCTTATGTCTAACATGAGCCCACAACTTCCTTCTGTTAATCGTGGTACTTGGAAGAACCTAGAATCAGCTTCACGTGCATGGGTTTATTCAACTAAGCATCCGCATACAGAATACGCTGGTAACTTTGGTGGTACAAAAACTATTGGCGCTGATAAGGTTGTTGTTCCTGACTACCTATTTAAAATTGTAACTGATGACGTGACCAAGAAGTCCTATGCTTTCTTGTTCCCACACAAAGATGGTTTGAGTTCTGATTACACTCAGTATCAGGTGACAGTGGCAGATATTGAAAAACTTACTGGTATGACTTTCCCTATTCCCGACTCCAAAACAGTTAAGAATCCTGTGATTACTACTGATCTAAAGACTCTTGCTGATGATAAGAAAAAGCAATGTAAGGAGTAATAAATGAGTACTATCTCTACCATTACAGAAATTTTAGAATCAATTAAACTTACAATTGAAGATGATGATCTTCGTACTGAAGTGTATTATGGTATTTTAGAAGTCCTAGAAGAAAACCATATTGATAATGGTGATCTTGTCGGTATTGATCCAATTCTTGATACTATCATTGAAGACGCCAATGATGATGACGATTGGGACAGTGAAGATGAGGATGAGGATGAAGATTGGGACGACCAAGATAGAGATACCTTTTAAAATATGAAATAAATAGAGGGAAAGGAATTTCCCTCTATGTCATATTCGAACCCTTGGTTACATAATGGTAATATAATTGATTCTGAAGTCCTAGATAATTACATAGGATTTGTATACCTCATCGTAAATATGTCCAGCGGTAAAAAGTATATTGGGAAGAAACTGCTCAAGTTTAGAAGAACCAAGCAGATCAAGGGCAAAAAGAAAAAAACAACCATTGAATCAGACTGGAAAGACTACTATTCTTCTTCTATTGAATTGATAGAAGATGTTAATAAAATAGGGAAACATAATTTTAAAAGAGAAATACTAAGATTGTGTAAAACAAAAAATGAATGTAATTATTGGGAAGCAAAATTACAATTTGAATATGATGTTTTACTCAAACCTGATGAATGGTATAATGGATGGATTATGGTAAGGGTTCGCAGATCAAAATCTTTGATTTGAATTTACAATCGATGTATTTATATAACTTGACTTTTATTCTGAAAGCGAGTATTATAATAATAATGTCCGTTTAGCCCAGTGGTAGGAGGCAAGGCACTTAAAATGCCTACAGGACTGGTTCGAATCCAGTAACGGACACCAAATAACAGGTGTAACATGAAAAAAATCGATCTTCAAGAAGTAAAACAATTTATCGATGCACAGTCACCAGAAACTAAAATTTATATTGGTGCTGACTCGGAACGATTCCTAATCAATAATGTTTGGCATGCTGATTATACAATTGCAGTTGTTGTACACATTGATGGTAATCGTGGTTGTAAGATTTTTGGAGAAGTAATACGTGAACGTGATTATGATCAGCAGAAAGATAAGCCACGTATGCGTTTGATGAACGAAACTTTTAAAATTGCCGAGCTCTATATGAAGCTAGCGGAAGTTTTAGAAGATCGACATGTAGAAGTGCATTTGGATATTAATCCTGATGAACATCACGGTTCATCATGTGTAATTAATGAGGCTACAGGATATATTAGAGGTATGTGTAATGTGATTCCTATGGTAAAACCAAATGCTTGGGCTGCCTCTTATTGCGCTGACCGACTAAAAGAGATCCTAGCAGCATAATGTAACACCTTCTTAAAAATCGGTTATCTATAAATAAATGTATAAAAAGGAGATTTATATGTTTATTGATAACAAATATACTAAATGGTATTTTAAAATTATAGAAAACGCCAAAAATCAAAATAGAAAAAAGAAAAATAAAGTATACTATGAATCTCATCATATTATACCAAAAAGTTTTGGCGGTAAAGAAGAAGTATTATTAACAGCGAAAGAACATTATATATGTCATCTTTTACTTTGCAAAATAACTTGTGGAACATATAAATATAAGATGATAAATGCTTTGATAAGGATGACTTACTCTAAATCAAATAACCAAGAAAGATATACTGCTAAATCATATTCTTTAGTTCGTTCTTTAATAGCTGAGAAAAATTCAGTTATGTTTAAAGGAAAGAAAAAAAGCGAAGAAGTTAAATCAAATATGAAAGGTAAATCTGGTACTTGGGTTAGAACAGAGGAAAGTAAATATAATAGCAGTGAAGCACAAAAGAAAAGATTTATTAGCAGTTCTGGGACATTTAAAGACAAAAAACATTCTGAAGAAACAAAACAGAAATGGTCTGAAAAAAGAAAAGGTATTAAACCACCTTTTGATGCAAAAGGTACTAAATGGTACACTAATGGCGAAGTGGATAAAATGTGTAAATCTGATAACATTCCAGAAGGATTTGTTTTAGGTAGAG